CGCAAAGACCGCAGTGTGCGGAGCCGACGGAGTTTGCGGATCGGCTGATGCAGGCGCTGACGCGGGTGGCGATTGGGGTGTTGTTGTTTCCGCTGATTGCGCTTGTGTTGGGCATTGTGTTTGGTTTGCTCCGTTAGGTTGCCAGCGCATCGTTGCGCACGATTTCCCGCCACTCGGCGGCGGTGGGCTGGTAGCGGCCTGCCTGCTGCGCGTCACGCGCATCCTCGGCGCGCAGCAGCCCCTGCACGGCGCTCGCCCGCCACAACCGCGCAAAGTCGATGGCGTCGAGCTCCTCTAGTGTGCGCCCTGGAAATTGGCGCAACAGCCAGGCATCGATGAGACCTGGTGGGGCGAGGGCGAGCGTCCGCACATCGAGCGCCGCATCCTCTAGCTCTGGCTCCGCACGGCTACCCCGGCGCCATCTGACGATAGCCGTGCGCTCGCTTCCCCCAGGTTGAGCAGGGTTTGGGTGGCCAAGAGAACGGCGCTCGCCAGCCAGCGCAACAGACGGATGTCGAGATCGTCTTGTGCGGCTACCACCTGCGCCGGGTGTTCGATGGCGTCACCGCCCGCCAATGGGAGGTGGCAGGCGGTGACCTTGCGCGCCCACAGCGCCCAATACGCTTCGCCCTGCAGGGTGATGAACGCCTGCAGTTCGCGGCGCGTCCACACGTCGTCAACTTCGATCCAATTCGCTTCCAACCCTTCCGTTGTACATTCCACGCGAATGGGCATGGCTCACCCCGTCGTCCGCACGGGGACGCCGCTGATGGTGAGGGTGCCGGTCCACATCAGGAGGCCGAGCGGGTTCGACGCATCGATCTGATAATCGCTGATGAACGCGCCGACGGTGTTGCTGCCCGTCCAGGTGCGGATGACCTGGCCGCCGGTGGCGCCGACGGTGTAGACGAGGGTGCGCAGGGTGGCGGGCGGGCTGGCGCCATCCGGACCGAGGACGTCGTCGACGGCTTTGTCCCATGGCCCGCCGACGGAGACGGAGAAGGAGGCGGCGCCGGCGGCGTTCTCCTTGCCGTCGCTGTCGAAGGTGGTGGTGTCGATGGCTTCGACGGTGTTTTGCAGGCTGGCCTGGTTGAGGTATTCGGTGAAGTCGACGCCGTTGTAGCTGAGGGCTACGTTTTTCAGTGCACGTACTTTTGCGCCCATTGGTGGTTACTCCTTTGTTGGCCCCTCCCTGACGGTCGGGGTTCGGACGGTCGGGGTTCGGGTTGGTTGGCCCCTCCCTGACGGTCGGGGTTCGGGTTGGTTGGCCCCTCCCTGACGGTCGGGGTTCGGGTTGGTTGGGGTTCTACATGGTTACACTGTTGACACACAAGACGACTGTGGCGGTGAATCCATCGGCGCCGCCCAGATCGGTTATCTGTACGCGCACGTAGCGCTCCACGGCGGCGCCAATTGCCAACGTATAGACGCCGGCGGCGCTGAATTCGAAGCTGCCCAGGTTGACGGGGCTGCTCATGCCTGCGGCATCATCACTCTGCAGGAGGACGCTGGCATCGACCGCGGCGCCGTCGATGGAGCGCACGACGAGCCAGGCGACGCCACCGGCCAGGCTGCCGGCGGGCAAGGTGACGACGGCGCCGGCGCCGGTGGCGGCCACTTCGCCATCCAAGAGCACTATGCCGCGCTGGGCGGGCATTTCGCCCCATGCGCCGCTGACCGTCAGCAGCTCGCTGAGCGGCGCCTCGATTGTCAGCTGCTCGCCCCAGGTGGCGGGCAGGATGTAGGCGGGGTTGCCCACGGTGCGCGTGTCGAGGAGGACCAGCACCGTCACCGGGGTCTGTGACCCGAGGCGCACGGTGAGTTCCCGCTCCAGGTCGCCCACTTCCGGGCCTGTGTAGTAGCCGTTGTGCTCCAGTTTGGCGCCGCTCATGCCGGCGAGTCGCTGAAGGGCGCTCATTTGGAGGGTGGGGGCGTCGATGGCGGCGACATTCAGCCCCAACGTCAGCCCGCTGGTGTCCATGGAGAAGTCGAATTCGTCGATCAGGAGGCGCACATGGCGCGCCGGGACTCCGTGCATTGGTTATTCCTCCGTAAATTGAACCGTCACCTGCAGGGCGCAGCCAAAGAGATCCAGCGTGGCTTCGTATTCGTCGGCGCCATCCTGGACGCTGGCGACTTCGATGCCGGCGGCGGCTGTGTAGGCATCCAGCGTTTGGCGGACGGCCTCTGCCAGCGCCCTGGCTTGGGCATACTCCGTCGCCCACACGGTCAGGGCAAACTGTGCTGTCGTCCAGTGGCCGGCGCCGGCCAGCACATAGGTGCGCTCGCTCCCCAGCCGGGCATAGGTGAGGGCGGGGAGGGCGGTTTCTTGGCGGATGACGACGGGGTAGATGCGCCCGGCGAGCGCCGTCGCCAGCGTGGGGTCTGCGTTGAGAGTGGCGACCAGCGTCTGCTCAATCACGGCTTACGCCCTCCCCACCACATGTAGGACCACAGCACCGCCGAGAAGAGATACGCCCCACTCGCCAGCGTCAGCGCCGCCTGCCACCCAATCTCCAGCGCCTCGCGCACCTGGCTGTAAAAGAGAGGAACAGGCAAAAAGAGCAGCCCAAACGCTGCCACAAACGCCGTCCGGTGCCACGGCGGCAACTGTACCGCCTGGCGCACATCGAAGGACATCCGGCTCAGGTCACGGCGCAGCGCCCCGATCTCTGTATCGAGCCGCCGTTCGAGGCCGTCGATCTTGCTCCCCAACCGGCTGCCCCATTCGTTGAGCAGCAAAATCGTCTTTGTCTCCGCCGTCTCATCACACCCCGGATCGTGAAACAGCCAATAACTCTGCCCCTGCCCCCCCGGTTTGCTGGCGTTGTACGCCTCCACAATGCCCAGACCGTCAGCCAGGGCCTGCGCCAGCAGCGCCGCCGTCTGGTAAGCCGTCACATCAGCCACATCGGCGACCGTCGTAATCACCGCAGCGCTCAGCTCATAATGCAGTTCTAGCCCAATCAACCGGCTGGAACACGTATTCAACACCACCAACCGCGCCCCGCTGGCGCGGACGACGGCGGTGAGGTCGCTGGTGGTGATGGGGCCGTCGCTGAGTTCGAGGCCGGCCTCGCTGCCGTGGGTGGCGAACCAGAGGATGTCCCAGGTGTGGCCATTCAACGCCTGCAGCACATCGCGCCGCGTGACGTGGCCGACGAGGGGGGCGGGGCGCAGGGCGCCGGCTACGGCGCGCACTTCGTCGGCTGCTGCGGGCAAATTCAGATCAGGCGCCACGAGTAAGACGTTCATCGTTTCTCGGCATTCGGCATTCGGCATTCGTCATTCGGCATTCGTCATTCGGCATTCGGCATTCGGCATTCGTCATTCGGCATTCGGCATGGGTTATGGGGCTACCTCCAGGGTGCGCAGGCGCACGCACCCGGTTGTGCGTTCTGGGGTGACTGTCTCGATCTGGAGGGTTTTTTGTCCCCAGCGCAGCCGGTGGAGGTGGGTGAGGGCGGCGGTGATGGCGGTGTAGCGCAGTATGATCTCATAGCTGACGACCATCACGGGCCGGTCGGCTATGAGTGGTTCGCGCCCGCCGCGCTCGACCACCTTGGCCCACAGTGTTTGGCCGGTCGGCGCCCAGGTCAGCACCTCCGCCCCAAATGCGTCACGCGTTATCCCCGCCGCCAGCACGGACACACGCTGGTCGAATTCGCCCGCGCCGATGCGTCGCTCTGGCATCAGGGGGCCTCCTGCGGCTCGAGCAGACAGGGCGCTGCCTTGACCAGGGTGATCGTGCGCTCAGCCACCCCAGCCCCGCGTGTGACGAAAATGTCATAGCTGCCACGCCCCGGTCTCAGCACTGCCAGCGCGCCGCTTTGCGCCCCGCTCAGCTCCAAACCCACCGTCGCAGCGTCGATATAGAGGCCGGCCAGCTCTATTTCGCCAAAGCGCCAGAGAACCGCATCGTCGGGCAGCAGCGCCCACGCATCATTGCGCACGTCCAGGCGCCGCCCGTCCGCCGCCAGGTAGGCGTCGCCGCCCATCAGCCGCAAGAAGCCATCCGCCAGGATCGGCGACACAACCGTCAGCGCACCCGAAGCGATCCGTCCGAGCGCATATCCTGCGCTGCCGCTGGCATAGCTCCCCGGCACCGCATTGCGCAGCGGGTCGCCAGCCGCCCCCGCTGCCGCCAGCGCCGCCCGCACCGTCACCCCGGCGGCCACCTCCTCCCCATCCAGCAGCGCATCGGGCAGCGCCGCCACCTCCGCACCCGTGGCGGGGTCGTAGGCCGTCAGTGCAGCCGCTGCCGCCGCCTGCGTCGCGGTGGCGTCCAGCGGGGCGACGGCGTTGCGGCTGGAGATGGCGGCGTCGAGCATCTCGATGTTGGCGTGACCCACCGTCCAGATCGCCGGGATGTGCTGTGCGTCGACGCTGGAATCGCTGGTTTTGAACACAGCGATATACTCGCCCGCTGCCGTCACACTCGCCGCCGACAACGCATAGCGGTACACCCCGTCGCCGATCTCCGTGGCGCTGCCGCCCGTGACAACCTCGGTCGCCGCCCCAGCCTCTGTGATGCGCCATACGTCGCACGTCACGGTCAGGCCGGTTTTGCCGGCTTTGCTGGCCACAAAGAAAGCGTAGAAGGCGACGCCAATCCCGACTTGCTCAATCACGGCTACGCCTGCGCCGCCAACTGCGTTTCGATGGCGTCGAACTGCGCTTGCAGCGCCTGCACCTTCGCCTCGCTCTCATTGTGCGCCAGACTCTGCGCCGACCGCTCTTTCGCCATCGCCGCCCGGATTTTCTCGCGGCTGACCAGCGCCGCGGCAAACGACAGCACCAACGTCAATTCATCCGCCGTCAGCCCGCTGGCGTTGATCGCCGCTAACAATTGTTCCTGTGTCATGTCAACACCTCCAACAATTCACAAAAGGAAACTACAACGGATTCAAGACTGGAACGGATACAGCAAGCCTTATCCGTTGGCGTCTGCATCCGTTGTAGTCCTGGCCCCTCCCTCACGGTCGGGGTTCGGGTTTCCCCTCCCTCACGGTCGGGGTTCGGGTTTCCCCTCCCTCACGGTCGGGGTTCGGGTTTCCCCTCCCTCACGATCGGGGTTCGGGTTTCCCTCACTTCAATTCGCCTGTGGCCGACAGCTTGCCGACCCGGTTGCGGGTAGCCCCATTTACGGACGTAAACGTGCCGCCAAAAACCATGCTCCCATCCGGCAGCACGGCCAGACAGTACGGGCCATCGCCATTCGCTATTGAAAATGTGGGCGCAAACGCCGGGTCATTCGCCCCGTTCGCCTGCAACCGCCACAGTTTTCGAGTGGCGCCGTTGTAATATGGCCCGCCGACCAGGATTTTCCCATCTGGCAAGGCCGCCAGGCATCTTGTCTGCCCGCCTGACCACGGCGCTGTGAACCCCGGCCAGAATGCGCCGCTCTCCGCCAGCTTTGCCGTATCCGTCCAGTCGCCGGTGTGCGTCCCCGTCACTGCCAGCAGATAGCCGCCGTCGATGGACGCTTTCACCTGGCTGACGATTCCATTCAATGTCGGGCGAAACGCACTGTCGAATGACCCATTCGCCAGCAGCCGTGCGCAATAAGTCTGGCTTGTCCCGGCAACGGCAGTAAACGACCCGCCAAACACGATGCGGCCATCCGGCAGCGGCAGGACAGACCTCACCGTGACGGAACCGCCGGAAGTCGCCGTATAGAACTCGATTGCACCGCTGGCGGACATCTGCACGACGCCGCCGTACTTCCCCAGAATCACCTTGCCGCCAGCCGTGTACGCCACGCTCCAGCAGTCGTCGCCGCCATCATTCGCCGCCGGGACAAAGGTCGTCACCAGCGTGCCGTCCGCATTGAGGATGGCCGCCCGCAGCCGACCCACGCCGTTGACGTGCGTAAACGACCCGCCGATCAGAATGCGGCCATCCGGCAGCACGAGCAGATCAAACAGCCTGGCGTTCAGCACCGGCGCAAAGCCCGTGTCAAGCGAACCGTTGGTGTGCAGCCGGGCCAGATAGGCTCTGGCCGTCCCGTTGACCTGCGTAAACTCACCGCCTATCAGCACCTTGCCGTCGGGCTGCACGGCAATGGCGCGCACGATGTTGTTTACGTCCGCCACAAAGGGACCGGTCGCAGCGCTGCCGCCCTGCCCCAACACAGCGCCCATCGTGCGGGCGCCTAGCACGGCATTCATCGCGTCCACTCTCCGAACCAATAGACGCGGTAGGGGGCGAGGAGGGCATCGACGGCGAAGGGGAGGGCGCCTATGTTGGTGGGGCCGAGCGCCTCCCGGTTGGTGTAGAAGTGGCCAACGAGGAGGAGGATCGCCTGGCGCAGGGGGGCGGGGACGTCGTCGGCGCTGCCATACCCGGCGGTGTAGCGG